GAGGATTGTGGTCTAGAGGCGCGTTTATAACTCTGCCTCTACTTAAAGTGTAGGGTATATCTATGGTGGAAGTTTCTCCAATGATTACAGAGGACTCTCTGCCAAACTTGTCTTTGTAAACCATTCCAACCGTGTAAGATCTTCCAGACTTTATTGCTAAGTCGCCATAGTAAGCTCCTTTAATGTTCTTCGATTTAATGCTAGTCGACAATCCCTTTCCTCGCCAATCATTGAATAAAACGTCTATGTTGTTTCCTGAGGAATCTTTTAAGTCGTAGTTTTCCGTGTAGTTTCCGTACATTAATCTGCTAGCCGAAATAACTTGGGCTTTAGCTTTTCTTGGAACCGCATCGAAAGGCCTTAGTATTTGATTTGAAGGTATAACGCTTCCAAACGTAGATCCTATTATTTCTAAACTACCTTTGTCTTCGCTGTAAGCCCCTTCTACAGAAATCGGACCATTTTGAATCCATGGAAAAGACACAGGGCTGCCAGGGTTTCTATCCTTTCTTTTTATGTTCTTTAAAAGATATATATTGTTGTTGCCGTCCTCTTTGTATAAAATATCTACTTCTTCAACTTCTTTAGGCATGTCCTTCGGCAAGAACCTGTGCAACGTTATTTTATGAACGCCATTAACCATAGCTTCGTTAAAAGATTCTTTAGAAGAATACTTGTACATTTTAGAGGGTAAAAATGCAACGCTAGTAAAAGGAGATAAGGCTGAAACCTCACCGTCTAAGTATCTCCACCTAGAAGCAAATCTAACAAATCTTTCTTTAAACAAAGGTTCTTTAGATGTTTCTACCACTTGAGCTTCCCATTTTAAGCCGAATCCAGCGCTGTTTATATGCTGCACGAAATTAGGGCTAACGTCTTCTATTTCAGCGGTAAAGCTAGTAATAGTTGGAAAAGGAGAACTGTCAAATTGAGTGTCAGAAATTCTTACCTTTATTTCGTAACCATCACTTTTTATGTTGGAGGTGGTGACATCCGAGGTAAAAGTGTTAGCGTCTACACTTTGAAGTAAAATTAAATCTCCATTAACCCAACCTGTTGGGTTGATAGTATTTCCATAGACGTTAGAAGAAACGGTTAGCGTTACAGTGTCACCAACATCTTCTCCGTAAAAATCTTTTTCTGCAATACCTATCTTGTGTGTATTTCCACTTCTAGCGGAATAACTTAACACCATGTCAGGAGGGTTTAAAGGAGCTTGCTTTATAACCGTTATGTCAGTTAATTTTATTTTAGATCTTTGATAAACATTCGCGTGATCTAAGTACAAAAACTCAGTGGTTCTATACGGGTTTTGATTAAAAGTTCCAGCTTTGCTTCTTTCTATGTTTATTTTTTTTGGCTCAGAAACTCCATCTGTCCAATACAGTAAACCGTCAAAAGTGTCTATAGCTGTAATTTTGTTTCCTATAGAAGTAACAGTCCTGTTGTACCCAGGAAATGTTACTCCTGGCACATCGCCATTAAGAATTTCTTTTGCAACGCCGTGAAGTTTATCTCCAGTATTAAAGTTTAACAATCTTTCAGGCTTAGTAAACCTTAAGTAATTGTTTATATCTGTATTAGATGTATCTGACCCACCGTTATCCATAGTGATAAACACATAATGATTACCGGCAGCAGTGTCATCGTAGTAAGCTCCAAAGTTTATTAAAGTAACCTTACCAGCACTCTCCCATATATTGTTTCCCGATGAGTCTATGCACTCAACTTCCATACCCACAACGAGTCCGTTTAGATAGTTGTAGTAGTCATCTTGGTGAAGCTTTACCGTCGTGGTGCTATCCGTCGTTGTAATCGTGGTGCCAGGCGCAGTAGTAATATCATCGTTGTAACTACTTTTACCTCCATCAAACGTACCCCACTGTCTCTGCACTTGCCAGCAGTCTACAAAAACAAAATCATCGCTTGAGTTTTCGGTGTCTACTTCTAGTATTACGTCAGATCTAACGCCACCTTTGTAACTACCACTACTACCACTAACAAGTGGTTTGTCCTCGTAATCTACCGCGTTGGCTACTAGTGAATATATTTTTTTAGATCTTTCGTCTGCTACAGCCCCAACAGTCTCAGCTGTAGGCGAGAAAGATGTTATGTAACTATCGCTAGACCTAGCGCCAAAGCTATAGCCCAAAGGCATTCCATCTCTATCAAAAGCTTGACGCTCACCATCCCAATAAGGCTCTTTAAACTGCAAGCTATTCAAGATTCTATTGCCGTTAATGTTCTCAACAGCACCAACGTCAGAACCCTCAGAGGTAACAACCTGAATGTTTAAAGCGTCTCTATACTCCCCGTTTGGTATCAATCTTTCATCAAGGTCTTTATTCATTTTACCTTGAGCAAAATTTCTCTTTAACTCTGGCATTTATTAGTGTTTAATTTGTTTTGACTTACCTCTCATCACTTGAACTATTTCATTTAACTTAACATTAGAAAGCCTAAGCTTAGCAGTTCTTTTGGCCGCGAAAGCTTCTCTTCTAAATCTTTGAACTACATACTCTGGCGTGTTAGCTCTAGTAGAAAGCACAGCGTATGCTATACACTTGTACATTGCTTCTTCAGCAAACTTGTGAACTTTCATCTCGTCGTCTGTTCCAAGTCCATCACTTATGTATTCTAACACCAGTTTTAGTCCAGCTATATTAGATGAAAAATATATCTTACCTGTATTGTCGTCTATAAAATAAGTTCCATTAGCCTGTGCTCTTTCTGTATCTACGCCGTATCTTCTACCCTCGTTGTAAGAGTATATGTTTTCTTCATCGTACTCAAAAGCTTCGTTTTGATTTTCTGGAGGAGTGCTAGATTTATACCTAGCCCAACTTGCAGATTCATCTTTGTAACTTAATGAAGTTCCAGAAGATTCTTCAGTAGTATCTTCGTCGTTATCCCAGTCGTAGCTACCGTCAGTGTTTTGCTCTATAGCCTTGGGATTAGACGAATCTCTATTAGGGTAAAGCGGGTGGTGTATACCCGAGTTATCTACCCAAGATATTTTAACGTAGTTGACGTAGTCTTTAGGTAGAGCCATAGTCAATGTGTTAGGCACGTCTATCTCTACAGACTTTACAGACTTAAAAGTATCAAAGCTAAACTCTTGCATAGCTCGCTGAGCGTGAAATACAACCTCAGGCTTTCTAATCTTAGATATTATCTTCTCTTCGCCAACGTACGCTATAATAAATTGATCTATTATATTCTGTAGAGATGTGAATTGATAACCGCCTAGGTTGTCACCATTGTAGTATTGATAGTCTGTTTGATCTATTAGTCCCATTTATTAAGAGTTTTCTTTTTGAAATTCTTCATTATTCTTAGTATTTCCGTACTGAACAACGTCAGGTTGCTTCATGATCACGCCAGACATCTCAAGTATTTTATTAACTAAAGTTGATTCTTCAGACTCATGAAGCTCAAAATTTACGCTTTGCGAAGAGTCGTAAAGAGGAGTGTCGTTGCCTTCGTCGTGAGTTCCCACTACTACATAACCCCAATATGGATCTGCTGGTGTTTTTACATAGCTATAAGTTACAGTGTCTGTTGAGGTTGGCGTTGGGTATAGTTTTATAGAAGTTTCACCAGTTCTAACATAAGTAGGATTTGAACTTGTTGGTCTTGCTAGAGGAGAAACGTTATATTTTTTTATTTGATTAGCTGTAACTTCAAAAGCCGTAGTAGGATATGCAGCCCCAGATTTAGTCCAAGACACATCGCCTAACCTATAAACAGCATTAGTGCCGCCGTCGCCAACAGTAGTGTTATCAATTTCTTTAACAGATATGCTACCAAGGGTTATATAGTTATTAGTATCAGTACTATCGTTACAATGAATTGCTATAGTATGATTACTTGTAGCGTCAGCTATAAAATTAAAACTAAAAGCTCCTAAAGCAGGCTCTGCAGTTTCATGATCAATGTTGGATGAACCCGCGTCTTTAATAATTATGCTATATTTGGCTGGTTCGTCCATATCTATAATTTCCCAACTTACCAAGTATTTTTTACCCGCTGTTAAAGCAATGTTAGTAGTACAGTTTGCAGAGTGAGATGCACTGCCGTTAGTCTGCATAACTTTTAAACCTCCATTATAGCTGTTAGAGGCTGCTGGAGCAATGTGTGTGGTTGTACCGTTTGTATTACTACCGGCCCAGCCTGTTATATCTACCTCAAAGTCGTCAATAAAAAGTGCTGTGCCTGTTAAAGCTGCATCGTTAACTCTAAACGGAGCTATTTTTTCTTCTAATATATAAAGCATGTCTGAAAACTCTGTTGAGTTGCCAGGCATCTTGTTAAATTTATTTATATCGTAAAAATACTGCTCAAATATTTCTCTTTGAGCTTTGCTAGCTAGTAGATTAAACTCAAGTGGCGTTATATAGCCTCTTTGTTCTTTGTTTGCTAGCGCTAATACTGATTGATATACTGTGTCTATATTTACGGCCATGTAATATTTTTTTATGGATTAGAGTGGCTGCTCAACGAACAACCACTCTTCCATAAAGTAATTACACGTTTAAGCGCTTTTCAATACTCTTATATACCTCCAAGCCTTCATCAGTCTTAAACCAAGCGGCTAAAGCTGAGTATGGGTGCTCGTTGTAAGGCACTGTCATTAGTCTTCTATCGTTAGAACCCCAAATAAACGTACGTTGATCTTGAGATAATTTAATTATTCCAAACTCAACAGCTTTGATACCAAAGTTTCTAAGCGTTACGTTTTCGTCTGTAGTAAGCTCTAAGAATAAACCAGGATTACTTCGAGCAAATAGTAGTAAATCTCTTCTAAGTTCTTTAGAACTCATCTTAGACACCTTAGATCCTAACTCTACTCGCATAACAGCTTCAGCGGTGTCAATGTCTAGCTCTTTAGCTATACCTAGCGCTTCAACTTGGAACTCTAAGAAGTCTAACTCTGTAGCAGCTTCTTTTTGAGGCATTACCTCTTCAAACACAACTCCTTTTTGAGGGTGATATAAAGAAAGCATTTTTTGAAGCACCGTTTTAGATTTTGGCACTGTTAAAACTCCGTTTCTAAATATAACGTGCTCTAATCTTCCATCGCCAACAAATTCATCTACAAACGGTGTTCTTTGATTAGAAGTATACTTAAGCTCGCGCTCGTATCCTTTTTCCTCGTCAAAATAATAAATGTCTGTTGTTTTAAGCTTGTAGCTCAGCGGGCTTCTATCTTCTGACAGAAAATAAGTTCTGTCTTTTATTTCCCATTCAGGTTTTTTTGGTTGAGGCTTTTCAATAGCTACTTCAACCATTTTATTTGTAGCTTTAATTTCTGGTTGTTCTACTTCAACCTTAGGTGCAGCTTTTGCTGCGGTTTGCTTTTTAGCCATAATATAATATAATAATAGTTAATAAAAAAAAATAAAGGGGAGAACTTAATCTCCCCTTTAAGTAATGTTGCTTACTTCATCAACATGAAGTTGTTAGCACCTTGAACGATTAAACATCTTTCAGATAAGTAGTGCATTTCCATAGCATCCAAATCAGAAGTGAATTGTCCACCAACTGATCCAGTCACCCATGTTTTCATCTTACGATCTTCCATTTGAGAAGCTCTATAACGAACGTGTAAGAACGGACGCTTTAAGTTTCTACCTAATTGCTGATCGTAAACTGAAGATACACCTGCAGGTATAATAACACCACGGATAGCGTTAACAGTATCAATTAAACCTCCACGAGTTCCTTTGTCATTCAAATATTTGAAGTCAGATTTGTAGAAATCGTAAGATCCTCTACGGAAACCAGAGAAGCCTAAGTTTAACGCCATGTCTTCAGAGTTGTTGAATACACCGTAAGATGTACCACCAGCACCGTAAGAATTCATAGAAGCTAACATATCGTCCATAGCTAGAGACACGTCTCTGTTTACAAACATCATGTTTTCTTCAATAGCACCTTGCTTGTCAAACTCAGCTAATATAGCGTCAAATTCAGCTAGATCAGTAGCAGCGTTAACACCAGTAATACCAGTTGTAACGTGACCACGAGTTTCGATAGCAGAGAATAAACCTTCAGTACCTACACCGCCAGTAACACCTAAGTGGTCGTCAACAGCGTTTGTAGATGCACCTTTTTCAGACTCTAACATAGTCATCTCTAGGTAGTCAGCAAAACGAGCGCGAGTATCACCTTCAGCTTTTACGTACCAGTAGTATCCGTTTTGTCCGTCTTCACCAGAAACTTCAACCCAACCTATTTGAGATACGTCAGATCCGTTGATCTCGTACTTATCTTTAATGATGATCGGCTTGTTAGTGAACGACTTGAACTGAGGCTCAATAGCATCAACTCTACCTTCAGCACCTTTTTCATACTCAGAACCGTAAACTAATACTTGAAGATCAGCGCTTGCAAAGTTAGAAGTAAAAGTTTCGTTTGCAAATAGCGCTACAGTAATAGTATCTGTAGAAACATTAGTAACAATACCTCTTTTAGTTTTAGTAGCACTAGTAATCAATAATAAGTCGTTTTTTCTAATAGCGTGAGAACCTGTCATATCATTACCGTCTACGTCATTAGCAATGTCAAACGTTTCGGCAGTTGCGTCTGCTGTTGCAGTGTACGATAAGTGTAAACGACCTTGCTCAGACCAAATAACTTGGTCAGAAGCCATAGATTCTTCAGCACCTACTTGAGATAAGAAGCCTGAGATAGTTCTGTTACCAAATACTTCAGCTTCTTGCTCTAGTAGATCTGGTAAGTGTTGCTGAGCCCAACCTTTAGTGTTGGTATCAGTAAAGTCAATGTAATTTCCTGCAGTTGTGTGTTTCTGTGGAGCAGGAACAGCATTCAACGTTGCATTATTAGTAATTGCCATAATTAAATGTTTTTAGAGTTATTTTTTAATTTTAAATTTAAGCGAATTAGAATCATCACCAAGAACTCTATATTTTACACCACCAGTCTCTACACCATCGCTAAGCGATTGCCTTGGAGCCATATCTATATTTTTAGCACTCGAAACACTATCCTTGATAGCATCTGCTTTACCTTGTTCGTAAAAGTGCTTTGCTACAGCATCGGCGTTCATTGCTGTGTAAAGTGATTTATGATATGCTTCTGCGTTTGTCAAGTTACCGTCATTGTCAAGAAACTTCTTAACAAAGTTGTTGATGTCGCTCTGCGTCTCTTTTACTTGATCTGTGTTTCTTACGTTAAACCTAAAGCTTTTTTCGCCTAGATTGAATTTAAAACCTTTAAACTCTTCGTTAAATAAGCCATTAGTTTTTTCTTGAAACTTCAAAGATCTTTCACTTATAGTCCTTTGGTTTTCTTCTGATTCTTTTTGGTAGCGATTAAAAAAATCAACCGCCTTCTGCTGTTCATCAGTCAGACTATTGTTGGTTTTAATTTCGGTATAATACTTAGATTTTTGATCTTCTAAGTATTGTTTAGCGTTGGCAACTTGCTCTTTTAACGCTAATTTTTTTCTTTTTATTTCTTTATCCTCATCTATTTCTTCGTCAAACGAAAAAGAATCTTCCATTAAAAAGCTTATTTCATCTAAACTTAAATGAGGCTTAGTTTTTTTGTAATACTCTTGTAGAGCCGTCATGTTGTCCATTTCAGAGTAATCAGTATTTAAAGAAACGTAGTCTTCAACTGTTCCTCCAGTCTCTTTCATAAAAGAAACTAAATTATCAAGCCCTTCAGGTAGATCATTACCTGTTTTACTTGTTTCTTTAACTTCTTCTCTTACTTCTTCAACAACACGCTCTTCATTTTGAACGGCGGTTTGTTCTGATGATACTTCTTCAACCACTTCTTGTAAAGCTTCGGTTTGTTCATCTGCAACCACGTCTGTTGCTTCTTGCTCTGTATCGGCATTACTTTCGTTTTTAGTTTTAGTTAAATCTACTTTGTAAACAGATTCGTCGTCTTTAGACTCAAACTTACTAAAATCAGGTTTAACTTCTTTTTCTTGTTGAGGTTCTTGAACTACTGTATCTTCGCTCTTCACCTCTTGTAGTGTTTTTTCGTTTTCTTCCATAATATAATATAATTAATAAACTTATCTAGGATTAAAATTATCCAACCCTATTCCTTGACCAATAACATCGTTACCGGACGACTCAAACTTTTTAGGAGCTTTCCCTTTAGCTCTTTGATCTATAAGTTCGCTTTGCTGTGAAGCTTGTATTCTAGTTCTTTCATCTTTACGATCTTCTCTTAAAGACTCAGACTCTTTAGCTATATTAGTCTCCATTTCTTTAAGCCTCATATTTAAGTCAAACTCAAACTGCATTAAATCTTTTTTGACTAAAGCTTCTTGCTCTAATTGTTGTATTTTCATTTGAGATTTAACTTGCTCTAATTGAGTATTCATTTGAGTCACCGCTTGTTGCTTTTGAACTTCCGCTTGCGCAGCTGCTTGCTGAGCTTGAGCATTAGCTTGTGCTTGAGCTTGAATATTTTGCTGTTGCATCTCTTGATCTCTTTCAGCTTTTTGCTTTCTTCTAATTTTAAGAAGTTGATTAGCTAGCTTTAAGTTTCTTATTTCTCTAAGATCAATAGCATCTTCTAATTCTATTAACCCCTTAGATAAAGCTACTTGTATGTTGTTTTCTAACATTTGCTTTTCTTCTTCATCCGGCATTAGCTCTAAAAATATACCAAAGTCATATAGATGCAAATTAGCCATTTCTTCTAGCGTAGCCACATTATGCGCTCCAATCGCTTGTACGAAAGCGTCTTTAGTTGGAGAGTATTCTATAACATCAGATATTCTAAGCGAAAGCGCCTCTGCAACTTGAGAAGTTAAAAATAAACCAGACTGTAGTATGTGTCTAGTCGCCGTATTACTATTAGCCGCAGCAAGCTTTTGAACACCTACTAAAGCGTCTTTTGCTGGAGTGCTACCGTCACGAGCTTCGTTTAATCCAGTCACATCACGTATCATTTGCATGTAGTAATTATACGTCTGTATTAAGCTCTGCATTTTTTGACCACCAGATCCTGATTGTATTTCTCTAATAGGAACAGACCCAGGGTTTCCTTCGCCTAAAGCGTTCATTGATCTACCAATAACAGAACCTGTTTGAAAGAACATATTTAAAGCTTCTTGCGGGTTGTAGTTTGTTCCATTACCTAAATCTATTTCAGCTAAACCATCAGCATCCAAATAAATGCCGTCAGGTATCATTCGAGACATTACTTGTTGTAGCTTTAAATGGGTAAGCTGTATCATGTCTGCAAATCCAGTTATTCTACTTACAATAGACTCAGTTCTACCATTGTACATTCTAGGTGCAACTAAAGCATAGTTCATTTTAACTTTAGTATAATCGCTTTTTGGTCTAAGCATATTTTTAGCCATCTCCCACTTAAGGATTATATCCGTGCCTAGTATAATAGCGCCTTCGTAAACACACTCAATTGACTTTGTCAATCTTGAAAAATTACCTTGCTTGTCTTCAGGTGGATTAAAGTTAGCGTCTTTTAATATTGCTCTTTCGCCGCCAGTACCTGTTTCTTTTAACTTGTACACGTTTTCCATATAAGTCTTATAGTTAAAATATAAAACTTGTATCTTATTGTCGTCTGTTTTTTCAGACGTATTTTGTCTTGTCCAACCGTATCTAGATCTTGTGTTAGGCTTTTTTACTATTTCTTCTAACTCCGATCTTGTTAATTGTGGAAATTGTTTTAACAACTCGTTTACTGGTATTGTTTTAACTTCACCAACGTAGTATATATCATCAAAGTATGGCGAATCAGTGTAAGACCAAACCATATTCGCTGGGTCAACGTAATCTATAGTTATACCTTCAGAAGTGTTAAACCCTGTTTTTACAGCACCAATACCTAAAACTGTTAAATCGTAGTAAAATCTTTTAGATATTAAGTCGTAGTCATTGCCTTTCATTAAGGTTGATATAGCTTGTTCCTCAGCTATTTCAACTTCTTGCTTATAAGTTAACTGCATGTGCAGCATTAACTCTTCTTCTGTTTGTGGCAAAGTTTCTGGATCGTTGTCTGTAACATCTACTTTAAACGTGTCTCTAACAGATTCTGCAAAATCTCTAGTTCTCATGTCGTCTAATATAGACTGCATGTACGAAGTTCTTTTTTCTACACCGTAAGGATCTTGCGAATAAGCTTTTACGTCGTAAGATCTATCTGCCATACCGTTAACAACTATGTCAACAAACTTAGGTATTATAGGCACAGGCTTCCAATCAAGATTTAAATAGCTTAAGTCACCATTTATAGATAGCTCGTCTTTATACTTTTGTATAGACTGTTCTCCTCTAGCATAAAGTCTCAGCTTGTGAAATCTCTGCTTGTTTTCTATATATCTATTGTTTGTGTAGTTTTCGTTAAACCATTCTTGCTCTATAGCCTTAGCTACTTTAAGACCATACTCTTGTGACATCTTTTCAATATCACTAACAACTTGTGAAGGAAAATAACTTTTTATAACAGACTCTGCCATGTATTATTTTATAATTGTGGATGTTAATCCATTGTTTTTATATCGAGCAATATTTAAGCTCACTTTACTAGTATTACTTGATTTTGGATAGTATAAATGCCTATTGCAAGCCATGATAGCTAAACCGCTACTTATAGACGCATCAAACTTGGTTCTTTTGTTTATATCAAACTTTGCCCAGTCGTTTAATGTTTCATTAAAATACATGCTACCGTACTGCCCGTCGTTCTTCATTCCGACGTGATAGTTTATGTACATTTCAATAGCTGCGGCGTGAGCTTGCTTTATATCTTCACTAGAGTTCGGCATACCACCCACCTCTTTTTCTGTAACAGATAGTTTATTCCAAACTTTATCAGGCCTATTCATAGAATAACCTCTATACCCTCTTCTTTTAAAATGGTATAATAATCTTGGTTTGTTGTTTTCTGCAAGTAAA